TATAACCTGTTCCCAGGTCTTGTGATCCACTTGCCATTGTAAGTTCTCCTTTGCCTTTTTGCTCGGCTCAAAAGACGCATTGGCTTGCGTCTTGGATTATGCAGTTATGCTGTGTATGACACCTTGACGGCGGCGGTTGTTTGTGGTGATTTGCAGCCCTGCCACGATAAAGGCAACCTTCGCCATCTGATTCGCTGGCTCCTTAAACGGAGTTTTGGCAAAATTCATCCCAGCTTGCATATGCATTTTGAGATAGTTGGTGTTGAGGTAATACATTTTGCCAGAGGGACAATCGCGGTCATACTGCACCGGGATGCCACGGAAAGAAGGCATACGACCATCAACGCCCGGAGCATCGTTGCTACTCAAACGCTGGTAGCCCGTACCCTCAAATATCTCCTCGAAGGAAGCGTAAATATCGTTGGAGGTGAAAATATGTGTAGGCATTTCATTTCCTTCGGATACGGAATTCCAGAGCGAACCCATACGGATCATGCCTTCATAAAAATTCGTACCCGTAATGGTCTTGAAAGACGTATCGGCGCTAGCATCTTCCGTTTTATTCTGCCACCAAGAGTTGCTGCTTACCGTAATACCGCCCAACGTAGTCGGGCTAGTCGTAGGATCATCAGCTATGATGTCTTGGAAGCCCAGCGGGGCTTTGCCCGTCTGTGAGCTATAGAGAGATGCGTTTACCTGGTCGCGAATCGAAAGCATCGATTGACGAGTCTTTGCTTCCAACAGCTTCATAGCTGCATCGCTCTTGCGGTTTTCCGTTTCCTCAGTGTAGTTGATCGTAATCGGAGCAGCCACATAGCGAAAGGGATAAAATGCCGCTGTTATGCCATCGACGGCATCAGTGTTTAGTACGTCATAACCGCTGAAATACTGAGCCGTATTGCCTCCATATAGCAGATCGCACTGGATTTCTTTACCGCCGTTTTCGGTGACTAAAGCGCCACCACTGCGAAACATTTCTAGCGTGGGATATGCCTGAAAAAAGTTATCCGTAAGTTCTTTGCGCTTGGCCCTCATCGTAAGGGTAAACGCAGCGTCAAATACTTCTGTTCTACTAGTTGGTGCTGCCATTTTTTATAGTCCTATTCAAAACCTAATTTTGACAAACCTGCCAAAACCTCGTTTTCTGAAATCGGGCCAGTATCCTCGCTTGCATCTACGCCTGTAGTTGACCGCACTGCACGTTTGCTACTGTTACGCGCTTGACTATCGTTTTGACGTAACTCCGCAGCCTTTTGCGCTGTTATTCCAGCGTGTAACTCATACGCCTCTTTGACCGTGTAGGGTTGCCCTGTCTGCGGATTGTTGATGCGAACAGTGGCTACGATCTGATCGGTGTAATTGTCTAAGTCATTTCCATACTCACCACGCGCCTCTTGCACCTGCGAATCGATGTACGCTGTTTGCTGGCCCTGGACGTATTGGTTTGCATGAGACAACTGCTGTTGTAACTGCGCGACTTGGTTTTGCATCTGCTGCATCTGTGCGCCAACCCTGTGCTGAATAATCTGCTCAACGGCATCAATCCCTCGCGCATCCTCTTCAGACAGGTTATTCCGCATTTCCTGTATGGGGTCAATCTGCGGTTGTTGTGGCGCGGCCATCTGCTGCACACGGTTTGCCCACTCGCCCTGTTGAGCTTGTAGTTCACGCCGTTGGTCAGCCAAGTCTTGCTGCGATTTGGTAAACTGCGCTTGTAGATTTTTTGCGAGAGGTATTAGCCCCCGATACTGCTCTGGCACAGACTCAACATCACTGCGAAGCCAATCGTGCCGTTCTGGATCAAAATCCGACGTTTCCGCATTAGAGTGTCCGGTTTCTTCAGATTGTGCCGATTCGGGCGTGTCATCCGCAAACAGTTCAACCTCATTGGTTGGCTGCTCGTTAGATGGGCCTGTATCGGGTGACAAATCTTCTGAACCGGAGTCCAAATCAAGAATCGCTTCGGACATCAGTTACTCTCCTCGTTAAAGGCTTTTTCTGCTGCTGCAATTGCTTCTTGTGGTGTGTTTCCAAAGTATGCTGGTTGCGTAGAGCGTTTAGCAGGTTGGCTTACATCGTTTGTAATGTGGCATTTAGAACCGCCCACTGCATCTGCGCTTTCAGTTACGTTGTATTTCTTTAACAGTTCTTGCTTATGGCTGTATGACTCTACGACCTGCCCAAACCCAGCGTGAAACTTGCCATACATTCCAGAATGCTGGCTGTTGATATGGTTGCTTGTGACAAAGATCATTCGCGCTGTGCCATCGCACTCTGTGCATTGTATTGTGCGGCGTATCTTAGCATGAGTGTCTGACGGCACATCTATCTGGCGATGTTCACACTTTTCACATTCGTAATCGTGGAAAACCATAGCTTATCCCTGCCCAGGTGCGTTTTGTAGCTGTTGGCTCACCTCTTGCGCTTGGCTCCGTACTAGCGAGATAATGCTACCCTCGCTTTCGGAGCGATCTGACTCAGCTGGGGCTGACGGCGCTTGACCTTGGGCCATCTGTTGTAGGAATTGCTGGTGCTGACCAACGTGATTTTGCACAACCTGCAACACTTGCTGTTGTTGCTGCGGTAAAAGCTGTTGGAACTGCGGCAACTGCTGTATCTGGCCGTGGATCTGTATGTGTAACTGGTGATTTTCGTTGGGCGTAACACCTGGATCACCGCCATTGACCAAGTAGGCTACGTTTTCAAGGTTTGCGGCCTTAATCGTATCACCGTCTTCTTGGTTTCCGAGGTATTTTTCGGGGTCTTGGACTCTAAACGTGGACAACAGCCCTTTGATTGCTTCAATCCTGTTGATTTCCGGTAGACCAATGGTGTAGTTGAACAGTTGTAGCGCATCTTGGCGCTCTAACTGCTCGGTCAGTGGCTGCATCGACCCTGCGTTGATCTCAATCTTGTATCGAACGCGCAATAGGTCTGCTGTGACCGCCTCATAGACTGGGTCTTCGGTGTCTCGCGCTACGTTTACTAAAAATTGCTCTGGCGTGTAGCGATCATCGGCCATCATACGCAGTGTGTTACGCACAATAGCACGATAGGCGTTGGCTACCGATTGCTGCATCCATTCGCGGTTGATCTGACTAAACGATGCCTGTAGGCTGGCCTGTGTGGCGGTGACTTTCGGGCCACCCCCCATCGCCAGTTGGCTGACGTTGAGACTTTGCTCTTCGTAGCTACGCGCATCGGACTCAATGCCCAGCTGATCGGGCGGTGGGTTGCCGAAGTTCATCTCACGCATTGATGTGTTGGGGTCTTCTACCCAAATAATTTCACCATCGCGTCCTGTCTCTAGCGTATCGCCAATATCCTGGTTGGCTTCGCGCTCCCTGCGTGATGCAAGTACGATGCGCTGAAAGCGTTTAAGTAGGTCTGCGCGGCGTGATACCGACTCTACAATCAGACTCTGCGTATCCTCGACGTAGGCCATCGGCGGTTCGCCATAGAAGCTGCGCTCGGTCTGATCAAACTTTATAGCGTGATACGGAAAACCACCGTCAACGAGATATCCACCAGCAGGTTCAAACTCGCCTGTCATCATAGGCTGACCTGTAAACGGATCTGGCTGCGTCACAGGCTCCATCGCCAACATCGGATGGTCTACCTCTTCAATGGGTTCTTTTAACCCTTCGGCAAACGTGATGCGCTTTTTGTGCAAGCGGTCATGCACTTCATACAAGCACACCATTTTGCCGCGCACTTTGGCCGCAGTGACCGCATCATGCTCGTCAGAGTATTCTGCCTCTTGGTAGTCATAGAGAAACGTGTCTGCATCGCCCTCGTCTGACATGGGCTGTATCTGACGGCGGTTGGAAAAACGCTTGTCTTCGCGCACAAACTCCAGCGGCACAATCATCTTCTCAATGATGTATCGCGCTGAAGACATCTTGTGCGGAGGCGTTAGCGGATCGAGGTAGATGTTAAACGGCGATACCCGATGCACATACGGAAAGTCGTTTTCCGCCTCGTCGTTGATCGTGTAGGGCGCTATGATGTCATCATCGCCAGGTGGGTTATACCCAAACTTGAGCCAGCCCACGCTACAGAATAGTGCATCGAAGATAGCCTGTTGCACCTCGCGCTTGGCATCCATCTGATCCAACGCAGCATTGGCTACGCGCTCTAATATCTCAGAGGCAAACTCGCGTCCCGGTTCCTCAACCTTGAAAAAAACGTGGGGGTAATTAAACGAGACGCTGGCTATGATCTGACGGGCAAGCGGATACATACGCGAGATACGCACGATTTTGTCATCGTCCAGACCTGGAACGTCAAAATCAAGCTCATATGTCTTTAGCAAGCGCCGCCATGTTTTGTGGCGTGACCGCATATACTTGCGGCCATTTTCTATAGCGCCCTGCCAATACTCTATCTCGCGTTCTTTCAAACTTACTTGCCTCTACCGCTTTTCTTCATGTTGTCTGAACCAGCCGCCTTGGGCTTTACTGCCTTGCCTTTAACGCTTTTGTTTGGCTTGGTTGTAGTTGGCGTACCGTGAAAACCTTTCATCGTCTTTACTCCAAGTGTTGGGCCAGTGCGAAACAGCGCACCAACCGCAGTGTTAGGCTTCGGCGTATCGCCCATTGCGTCTGCCGTAGCCCATTTCCAACATATCAATCGCCTCTTGGCCTGTGCCTTCGTACGGCATCTCATCGGCCTGTTTGTGGGGCCGATAAACGTGCATCATCGCGTAGCGCAACTCGTCAGCAGCGTGATCTTCTGCCGTAGTGTCTAGATCTTCTGGATTCTTAGTGCTGCGCGGCAGGGCTGGCATCGTGCGACAGAGCGCATCGTTCCAGCCGTTAAACACATATAACTGCTCTTTTATCAGTGCATCGTTGACAACGCGCCACCCAGTTACCCGGTCATTGTTAGCTCTTGTCAGAAAGATGCCGTGTTCAGCAAACACATCAGCTGGCGAGTGGTTGATCACCTCGCTCAAGCGCCGTCTAACAAACATCGACGGGTCGCAATACGTTGCTTGGGGGTAACGACCCCCTGTAAACGGACAACTCTCAATCATCTCAACGATGTTGGCGGCGTGTTGCGATGCCGTGGCATTAGCGCGGTAATACTCGCTTATGCGATACACGTTGCCATCATAGTCTACGGTATACAGGCCAAAACTCGTGGGACTTGCCTCTCCATAGTCCATCGCGCCAAACAACGGCCAGTGCGATGGTATTTCAAAGCTGTTGACGAGGATCTTCTGTTCGTCCCAGTTGGTGAAATACTGACCAACAAACGAGTCCCAATCGCCGTCTAACCATGCTTTTACTAGTTGCTCATCACCTACGCTTTTAAGGCGCTGGATGTAGTGAGGGTCGCGCTCTAACAGGATCTTGTTGTCTCTAACGAGTGACCGTATATACATCCGGTTCATCCCGTCATCACCCTGTATTACCGTTGACTCTTCACCAGCGTCAATGAAGTAACTCTTTACGTTGTTGTGATTCGCACCACCTGGGTTCCCAGTAGCTCGTATGCGCTTTGTCGGAACTTCCGCTGCACCTGTACGCAAACAGGCTTTCAGTTTGTGATACGCTTTCATGTCGGGCCAAGACGTTAGCTCATCCCAACCAATCCACGTATACTGCTGCCCTTGAAAGTGGTCAGCATCTGCTTCGTTCTCTAAGTGCCTAAACTTGAGCGTAGCACCGTTTGCAAACTGCCATTGGTGTGTTCCGACTTTGTACTCAGCGTCTGGGTAGACCTCGCGAAATGCTTGACGAGAGCGTTCAATGATCTCGTCTAACTCTGGGTAGGTGCGGCGTATCAGCAGCCCTTTCCAATGTTCGCCGTAGGTGTCTACGTCTGCTATGTAATCGAGGAGCAAAAAATCGCTTTTTCCTCCACCGCGTCCTCCGCCCAGCAATAGCTCGTCAACAAACGATGCTCGGATCGCTTTTTCTTGTGGGCCAGGCTGCGGTTTCCAAGTCACCCTGCTGCCTCATCTACGGTATAATTGGCCTCAACCATTTGGTTGTTTTGCTGTAACCATTCCTCGTAAGACTCTGCCCTGGGAGGTAGGTTGACACCTTTGACCTCAACCGTGTGATCTACCTGTATCCGGTGATCACCTACTTCTTCGCGTATCTCTTTCAGCACTTTGAGTTTTAGCGATACACGGGCATCGTCGATCTTTTGATACAAGTCTTCCAGTGCTAAGACGCGATTCTTGCGCCATGCTAGTGGCACTTCATCAAAGTCTGCCCGGTCACGCTCAAGCTCGGTCTGTAGCGCCTTGTCGAACTCTGGGTCTTTGCGCCAGCGGAACACCGTGGATTTATCTACGCCCAACGTCTTGGCAATCTTGTCGTTTGCCATCTTGGGGTTCCAGCGATCAAGCACTACCAGCTGCACGGCTTGTTCTTGTAGCTCAGATAGCGCCATTACCTGTATGCTCTGGTTTTTCTAGCTATGCGCTTGGGCTGCTTAGATACTTTCTTACCAGCCTTAATGTCCTTGCGTTTTTTGCGCGTTGTTGCTGCGTACTCTTGAGCAGACAACGACTTTATTGCTGCTGATGGCAGATAGCGTTCGCCCGTAGCCTTTTTGCCTTGGGTAGATGGCTTGCCAGACTTAGTGCGCCACTTTTGCGCCGTCCAGTTTTTAAGACTCTTTTGGCTCTTGGCTAATGCCATTAGTCCCTGTAGCCTCCACCTGCTGCTTTGTATTTTCGCGCTAGCATTTGTGCTTTACGCGCCGTCCACTGACCTGCGCTACCGCCCTTTGACCCAGCCTTGATCTGGTTAAACAATCGCTTACGCATCGTAGGCTTGGTATAGTTACCAGCCTCATTGACACGCGACTTTGCCTTTGGCTTGGCTTTACGCTTTGCCATCAATAGCTCCAGATCGACGGGCGCGGCACATGAAACCCATCGCCCGGACGGATGTAATCCAGATGGATAAAGCGACTCACGCCCGTTTGCTTGATGCCAATGCCTGTAAAGCCAGCGCGTAAGGCTGCTGACAGGACTTGGTAGGCATATGCACCGTCACAGGCTACATCAATTGCTTTTGACGTTGAATGGCTGCCGGGTGTATCCTTGGCTGCTTCTATGCTATGGCGAGGACTACGGTAGCCCGACGATACCGTCATTGGCGATCCCAACTCATGGCGTATCTGCTGTAGCGCGTCCATCATGTCTTCGCAGAGCAGACACTCACCTGTTTCACGGCATTCCATCTCTTTGCGAGAGAAATTGGGCCAACGGTCAACAGGCCACGGTTCTTGTGTATAGTCCACTACCATACCCCTAATTTAGACCTGCCCATATGAGCCGCAATGCACATATGTTCACACTTGTTATTTTTTCTAAAAATTATTTTAGGGACAGTGATACCGGTTTTGCTTGACAGGCGGTTTGGACGGTTTTATACTCGGATCGTTGCGTTGGGACTTGCTATAGTGAGACTGGGGCGCAACGGTAGCATCTGCTGAACCAGGTAGGACTAATCGGAAACGCAGCAAAGGTCTGAACGAAAGCGATAGTTCCTTTCCGGCTCCTTGCACTGGGGTAAATAAGAGGTCGCTCAATTCACAAGGCGGGTGCAACCGCAGTGAGTGTCTGACGGGGGCGCGGCTCGGACGTATAGGCCGTTGAAATCCTGGCAACACATGAGGCGACGAGTTTGGGCATCAGCTGGCTCCAAGGACTATGTCCGAACTCTGTCAGCCAGAAACGCTCTCAAACGTATAGGTTCGGTGTTTTCAAACACTGCTAAACACCGTACTAACACAGTACACACAGTACAAACACCGCAAACACAGTACTACGCTGGAAACACCAAACACCGAAAACAGGCAAGGCCGATGTATGGCTGAGTATATACGGGTTCGGTTGCGTTTCAGACCGCCCCTGGTCGCTTCGCCTTCCTAGCACCACCAAACAGCGCCAAATCGACGCCAGATCAGCCGACAATATCAACGCCAAATAAGCGACGATATTTGCACTTATAAGCGCCAAGCATAGAAACAAAGTGCCGTCAAACGCCAGGAAAGCGCCGCTGCAGGCATTGCAAGCGCTGGACAATGTCGGGTATATTGAACGGGCAGGTATCGACTATATCGGATTGTATTTGTCTGCAATTTTGCATCCCTTGCCCAATGCCCACAAAAAAAGCGCCTAAGACCGTTTCCGATCCTAAGCGCCTTTCCTTACTACTTTGCCGCTGTGCTTACTTTGCCTTCACCTCAAATCCCAATGCGGCAAACTTCCCGTTCAACTCTGCGCCTCCAGAGAATCCACTAACCGGCAATCCCGTAACGGCGCTTGCAATCTTTTTCGGCGGGTACTCTTTCCCGTCGATGATGACAACGAATTTCTGTGATCTTGGCGCTTTCCAACCTTTGTCCAGCGCAATCTCTTTTGCGGCGTCTATGCATCCCTGGCGCGTAAGATCGCGCCCGCGTAATTTGACCGATTGTTTCATTTACTGTTTCCCTTTCCTATACTCCCAATGAGTAGCGCCAATAGAACCACAATCTCAACAAGCGCGTCCATTAGTGAACACCTATAACGACGTTCACACCTTTTGCGCTTTCCATACCGCAGAGGTGACCTACTTTCGTACACGTTCCACATTTGCCCGGGCAAACAAACACTTTGTCTAGACCTAGCGCTTTCGCAGCATCCCGAAGCGCTTTTTTATACTCCGGATGCCCATATTTACCAGCCAATCTTTTGTCTACTTGCAACGCTATAAAGTTACCCCTTGTAACTTGTAACCTTTCCATTTTGGGCCTTAAATGTTCGTACTTGCTACCATTGGAAAGGTTTAAAAGGTAGTTTTTCGGCCAGCCAATTTTACTTGCCCACATCCGGTCAAACATTAAAAACAGGTTCCACGACTTACTATAGCCATAGGTCTGTAAATCGGGCCGTTCTTTTAAGACCAGCATCCAAAAAGTAAGTGTACGCAAACTATCGAAATCTCCGTCGACGTATAGTCGACACGTCGTATCCTTTTTTAGTGCGTACGTCGCTTGCGCTATTACATCGTTATTGTGTCGCATTAATAGCGTATTTTGCACTTGCCTAAATAGCGTTGCTGGGTATCGCCATCCCTTTAACGTGTAACAATACCCGTCGCCGCCGCTGGACGCTGCACTAGAGAACCAACAGGCACCGGCACCGGGACACGTTACGCCCGGCAATGTGCTGAACGTCGCGAAAGGTAGTTTATTGTTTCCTTCTAGATTCCAAATCGCAAAAGGTGTTTTGCCGACGTAATCACTTTTGATATAATCGGCCAATCTCTTGGCATGGTACGCCCAAGTATGGACTTGGGTGTTATCGCCAGGAATCGCTTGTAATAGTTCAACAACTTTCGCGCTATCGCCAGATCCTGCCGCGCTTGCAATCTCTAGCGCCGTCGCTCTATTTACTTTTGCCATTGCTGTGCCTCCTTTTAGGCTTGGTGAATGATGTTCTTATAATGTATACTGTGTATATAAAGAATGCAAGCATTATTTTATACTTTCCCAACAATAAACGAACGCCAGGTAAACTCCCACCAAGCCACCAACCAACGCCAATCAACACACACAACACGCCAAACATACCCACTCGATACACTGATATATTAGTCTTTTTGATTACATCGTTTTGATTACACTGTTTTGATTGCTATCTTTTTGATTACAACCTTTTTGATTACCCCCTACAACCAGCTGGTAGCAATTAGATTGCACACCGTGTATTATTTAGCTTGACTTTTATATTCACTGTGTATATACTGTAATACAGACACTCAACCGCCAAAGGAGGCACAGCAATGAGAAATTCCATAGATATGCACAACGATTACCTTAAGTGCATTGAGCCAAGCAGTATTTTTGACGGACGCTTTCAGTATGTCGCAGACGGCAGACCGCTAACTGATCCGATAGGCACCCCAGCATTTTCGTTCGGGGTGGAGGAGTATGGCATTTACATTGATTATTGCATTATTAACGGCCAGATACACCTACATGGCGCAGTAGATTGTGAGACATTTTGTGAGGATCTGGACTACGTTTTTTATGAGCTGAGAAATTTGAATGCGGACAAGATTAGGACGCTTGTAGAAAACTTTTGTTGGCGAGCGGTTGAGGTTTGTGTCGAGGCGTGCATTGGCGGCACGAACGCCAACCCTACGGACGAGATAGAGAAGCTCGCAAGCGACGTAGTTGACGAGTTTAAACGCCATATGTCCCACTACACTCAGGAGGCACAGCAATGACACGTAAAATCACACTCGATCCAGAGCAACGACATAGCATGGTTGCTATTCTGGGTAGCATTCTGGACAACGAGCATGACAAATTCAAAATGGGATCCGACAATCGCGATTGCCTCACTAAAGACCAGCTGGTTTACATTGAGGCCCTATATGAGACTTGGTTGTCTAATCCCGATAGAAACGGCAATGTTGAAATGATTGTCGAGGATTGGCTTGGCGGTGTGATTGTTGATTATGCCGAAGATTATCCCGACATTCTCGCCCTTGTAGCACCCCTTGTTGTAGTCACAGAAGCGTTGTCTCGTGCGCTGGAGCGACTTGATCTGATTGGCGCACTCGATGAAGCAGAAGAATGGCAAGAGTCGGGCGATTCGATTGTCAACTACCCTCTCGTCCATGAATACCAGTTAGTTCACAATGCACTCAAAGCGTTAAACAACCACAACGCTCTCATAGCAGATTTGAAGGAGGCATAGAAATGAAACAGCGACCCACCCTCGTCGAGATCGGCAATCATGTGGAAGGCACATACATCGTCAAGGTGGACGATTTGTGCAACAACGGCATCATGTTGGACTGCGCCCGTATCAGCGACGATTACAATCGCTGGCAGTTGGACAAGCCGGGAGAGGAGTATGTGCGAGATGCGTTTGTTGCTATGATGGACGAGCATCAAGCCGAAGCACTACGCGATGCACTGACGATACACTTGCGCCGTTTCCGCGCATCACAGCGCGAAGAGGAAGCATAGCGATGGCACGGTTTTACAAGGCATCTAACAAACGTCTAATTGCTAGAGGCAGAAACGGAAGATTTCGCAAAACAACTCTTTCTGACATAGGAATGGCAGAGTGCGAAACGTGCGGCAAACTCTTTTTCCCGGACTACGAAGCAGCGGTGGGTGACGATGAGTTTGTTCATCCGTTCAAATTGCGAGACGCTAAACAATTCTGTGGGAATCACGGCGGCGTTGAGAAAAAGCAACATCAAGGCGAGGGATTTGATGGTTTTTTTGATAAGGTTTTAAATCAAGAAGAGGAGGCATAGCGATGGCAGGCGCACCGAAATACAAAGTCTACACCGAAAACGTTTATAGAGCGGCATTTAAGGATGCCTACGATGCACTAATGTTTTTAACGTGCATAGGTCAAGGCGATATACGCTGTGGTCACTCTAAAAAGAATATTTTATTTACAAAGTTAGAATGCGAAGCAATGGATAGTTATGAAGAGGCGGCAGCAGAGCTAGAAGAGGCTGAACGCAAATTATGGCAAGAGGAAAAAGAGAATCAGAATATGGGAGACATTAAAATATCTGAAGACAGCAAGCATAAGATTGAGAACCCTAACTCTCTCCTCTACATCAAAGGGAATAAATAGCGACAAATGTGGCGCGATTTGCATCCGATTTTAATTGTGCCTGTGTGCAAAAGTTCATAGAATTGACAACGCAAAGAAATGGAAGGGGCAACGGTGGAGAAATATCAACCCAATTATATAGACTACACAGATCCGCATGAATCCAACGAATTTTGGATTCGATTGCAGCAAGTTTTTGACAACAGTAACCATAGTTTAGAATCTCTCGCAAAACAGATAAATATCCCAAAGCGCACGGTTGAACGGTTCCTGTCCAAGCAAACTCATGGCGATGTGTTGAAGATGATTTACGACATATCGTTCGCTTGCGGCGTAGATCCCAAAATCCTGTTTGATCGCACAGAGTCAATCCCGAATATGGATTTGACGGGCATCAAATCGATTGACCGGATGCTCATTACTGCATACAGCGATGTCAGTGAAACGGGCGTTGAAGGATTTCGTAAAGTGGCGGCTAGAGATTATCGTCTGCGGCATCATCGTTGGCGCATCGCCAACGACACAAAGCATGACCGCATCACCCAACTGCTTGAGCTTGACGATGAGGGATACCCATCGATGTCGATACAAGCGGAGATACAATGTAATAAAGAGGTGTCACAGCGAAACGGTATGGTCAAACAACTGTTTCTACACCGCGCCCACTTTGCTGGCGAGGTGTTGGTAGTCCACTACACGGTAGAGGAGCAAAAACCTTCTGCTCACACCAAAAGGGCCGTCAGAGACGCTTTGGGACACACAGATTACATCTGGTTAGAGAAGCCTGTTGCCGACTACAAAAAGAACGGGCGGCTTGTTCCAAAGATCCGTGTGCGCCAGTGGACGTTGGATAAGAAGTTTCGATTGGAGGTGGCGTAATGACCATGCAACAAGTCCTTGATAATCTGATTGCCTTACAGCGCATACGGAGCGAATCCACCGATCCAGAACTCCATCACCGTGAACGCGAGGCGGCGCTGGAACACTTCAACGCCTCGTTCGATTTCCTGGTGAATGAAGTGCGCGATACCCTTGCAGCGGAGGTGAACTGATGACCCAAGTCGCTTACCTACCCCACCCTGCTGCTGATCTGCTTGAACCGTTCTTGGACGCGCAGATGCGTCCTACAACGCGCAGGGCGTATCGCAGTGATTTGATTGGATTCTTTGGGACTAATCTGATTACCGTGGATCAAGTCCAATCATTGACCATCGAAGAGGTTGAACGCTTCCGTAACGACCTGGCCGACGAGGGCGTGAAGCCTACGACGATCAACCGTAAGCTGACCAGTTTGCGTGGATTCTTACGGCGCTGTGTTGCCAAGGGAATCATTGATAGAAGCCCAGCTGCGTTGGTCAAAAACTACAAGACACAATCAACGACCTACGGCAAAGCGATTGCCACCGAGGATGTCCAGCGCATGATGGATCTGGCACAAGCGCATCCAAACCCCCTTCGAGCAGCGCGTGATTTCGCGTTGATTACCCTACTTGTGCATACGGGTATGCGGAGATCGGAGGCAGCTGGCTTGCGTTGGGCTGACATCTTAACAGAGGGCGCTCATACTGTTGCCCTGCTGCGTGATACGAAGTCGGGGCATGAGCAACACGTAAAGCTGACCGGAGCCGTTAGAGAGGCGTTACAGGCGCTCTCAGAGGCATATCAAAACCAGTTTGACTTTGTGTTTGTGTCGTTGTCCAAGAGTATGAATTATGGTGGGCAATGTCGGCCAGATACGATCAGAGATATCGTCAAAGAATATGGCGCTAAGATCGGCATTGATATCGGCGCTCACTCATTCCGCCATACATGCGCTACGCTAGCGTTTGAGGGCGGTGCGAAACCCCAGCAGGTGCAATCGCACCTACGCCATCGTAGTCTCAATACGACGATGGGCTATTTCGAGGATCGTCAGCAATTAGATGACAATGCTGCTGATTACATCTTGATTGGCGGTAAGGCATGAGTGAGCAAAGCGCAGGTCAGAGAGTGCGAGAAGTGCGAAAGAGTCTTGGTTTAACGCAGGTTGAGTTTGCTACCATGCTGGGAGTCACACAGCCTTTCTTGACCAGTGTAGAAACCGATAAGAAAAAACCATCAGAAACATTAATTAAATTCATCGAGTTGATTGCTACTTTACAGCCGTCACAGGAATGGATTAAGTTAAATGCGCCAGCCCTTCTGGGCAGGTGAATGATGATGGCGGTGGCTACGGGATCGACTCGTAGTCATCGTCTTTTATTTTGAGAAAGAGATTGACCAACTGAACATCTGAGCAGTATATTTAACCCAAGCCCCAGGGCATAAAAAAAGTCAGCCAGGTGCGCTAACACCAAGCTGACCCGCCCGAAGGCTAACAATCACCCTCAACCGATAAGAAGGAGGCTTTTGTATGCTGTCCATTATAATGAACGCTTGTGCACAACGCAAGCATCAATGCCATGATTTCCGTGGCAATCCCTACCCTACCAATCTTTCCAAGCACTTAAAACTTGCCCAGCAGACCGACGACGAGGACACGGGTGTGTTGATACCTGTCCAGCGCGTTGTCGGCGGCATTGTGGCTGTTGGTGTGCTGTATCTTGCCTTCACAATCGGTTTGCCTCTGCTGATCGGAGGTGCATCGTGAGCGAGTTCAACCAGTATCCTCCCACATTGAAATGGCCCAATGTTAATAAAGCAGACGAGCGCTCTATCACCGAGGTGACCTACCTCGATAAGGGAGGCAAGCAAACTACCCTCGTCCCAGACGGGCATCCGGTGCGGCTGTTTTTTCCCTACGGCGATGCCAGACCGAATGAAAATAAATTCGGCGTTTCCTATCGTTACGCCGCTGATCTGGACGGCAAGCGCCACACCATTTTCGCCAACGGTAAGCTCCATGAGGCACTCCAACGTGGCGGTGTAGGCCCAACCATCACGCTAGAAGTAACACGCAATGTTGTGCCGATGACCAATGACGATGGCACTCCCTGGCTTGACCAGCGTGGTAAGCAGCGCGTGATGACAGAGTTCGTTGTGAGCCGCGTGGCAACCGAAGACGGCGGTAGCGTTGACGAGTTTGTTGAAGCGATGGGCGGTGATCTGGTAGGAGGTGAATATTGAAGCCCTTTGGCCTACAGCCCAACTGCAACGTCAAGGTAAAGATCGCCAAGGATAACACTTGGCCGTGGACGGTGACAGCTGGAGATGAGGAGTTCGCGTTTGACGCTGAAAAACACGCACCTGTTTACC